GGAACCACAGCAAAATTGCGCTTTCTCCCCGACGCAGACACAAACAATCCTTACTTTTGGATTGAGCGTGAAATTATCAAACTACCATTTACCAGCATCAAAGGACAGCAAGTTCAGCGTCCCTTTGAAGTACACGTTCCCTGCATGGAAATGTGGAAAGCCACTTGTCCAGTACTGACTGAGGTTCGCCCTTGGTACAAAGACGAGTCGTTAAAAGAAACAGCAAATCGCTACTGGAAAAAACGCAGTTACCTGTTCCAAGGTTTTGTGCGTGAGAATCCACTAGCCGATGATTCCAATCCTGAAAACCCCATTAGGCGTTTTATTATCTCCAGCCAGATCTACAACATTATCAAAAGCAGTTTGCTGGATCCCGAGCTGGAAGAGCTGCCCACACACTACGAGCGCGGCCTAGACTTTACAGTGGTCAAAACCACCAAGAGTGGCACAGACTATGCTGACTACAACACCAGCAAGTGGAGTCGTAAAGAAACTGCACTAACCAGTGCAGAATTGGCTGCACTTGAGCAGTATGGTCTGTTTAACATGGCCGACTTCCTGCCCAAGCGCCCTGGTCCAGCAGAACTCAAGACCATTGAGGAACTGTTCCATGCCAGCGTCAACGGCGACGAGTATGATCCAGATCGTTGGGCTGGTCACTTCAAGCCCACAGGTGTCCAGCTGGACGAGGCAGCTGGGTCAGCTAGGCCTTACACGCCTCCCTCTGCTCCCTCTGCACCTGCTCCTGTGGTTTCGGCCGCTGTAGATCACGATGTTGAAGAAGAGTCAGCAGCTCCTACAGCACCTGTGCAAGCAGCAGCCAAGGCTAATGTCCAGAAAGCCGACGACATTTTGGCTATGATTCGTAACCGTCAAAAGCAGTAAAAAAACTCCCAAGGCCTGTACCAAGTACGGGCTTTGGTCAACCTATGGAGTAATATCATGACTAAAAAAACAATATCAAAAATCGGCGACAAAGTTGTCAAAGTATCAGAATCCTTCACCGTGAACATGTACGACAATGGTTACATGTTTGAAGTGTCGGGCCGAGACAGCGATGGTGATTACAAGAATGTAAAAATTCTTGCACCTACTGTAGAACACATGGTACTGTTAATCAAAGAAGCCATTGAAATGGACCGGGACGAATAACATGGGAAAACCCTTTGATTTATCAAAATTTCGCCGAAGTATTACTAAGAGTATTGAAGGTTTAAGTATTGGATTTAACGACCCTACAGACTGGGTTTCTACTGGAAATTACGCCTTAAACTACCTAATTTCAGGCAGTTTTCACCGTGGTGTACCTATGGGTAAAGTTACGGTGTTTGCTGGCGAATCAGGCGCAGGTAAATCATTTATCTGCTCAGGTAACTTAGTACGTCATGCTCAACAACAGGGCATCTACGTAATCCTAATCGACACAGAAAATGCACTAGATGAAGCTTGGTTACAAGCACTTGACGTGGACACCAGTGCCGACAAACTGCTCAAGTTGAACATGGCCATGATTGATGATGTGGCCAAAATGATTTCAGAATTTGTCAAAGAATATAAAACACTGCCAGCAGAAGAGCGTCCCAAGGTGTTGTTTGTACTGGACAGTCTAGGTATGTTGCTAACGCCCACTGATGTCAATCAATTTGAAGCAGGTGACCTAAAAGGTGACTTGGGTCGTAAACCCAAGGCACTAACAGCCTTAGTTCGCAACTGTGTTAACATGTTTGGTGATTTGAACTTGGGACTGGTTTGCACTAACCATACTTATGCAAGCCAAGACATGTTTGACCCTGACGACAAGATCTCGGGTGGCCAAGGCTTTATCTATGCGTCCAGTATCGTTGTTGCCATGCGTAAACTCAAGCTGAAAGAGGACGAGGACGGCAATAAGATCTCGGAAGTCAAAGGCATTAGGTCAGCTTGCAAGATCATGAAGACACGTTATGCCAAGCCGTTTGAAAGTGTACAGGTTAAAATTCCCTATTCAACGGGAATGAGTCCTTTCAGTGGATTGGTAGACCTCTTTGAAGGCAAGGGTTTACTGGCAAAAGATGGCAATAGTCTTAAATATACTATGTCAGACGGCACGGTGATCAAACAGTTTCGCAAAGCCTGGGAACGCAATGAAAACGACAGCCTTGCTCGTGCAATGGCCGACTTTGAAGCCAACCCACACCGCGTTGAATCTGCGCCTACTATTACTGAGGAAACAGAAAATGATTGATGCTGCAATGCTAGTTGAAACTTATTTGTCTATGAAAGAGTATGTTCCTACCAAGGATCGTCAAGCCGCTGCTGACCAATTGCTGAGCTACTTGGTTGACTCTGGCTTGAATGATGAAGAATTGGAAGAAATTAGCAGTACTGACTATTTCTTAAAACGTGCCTTTGATGAAACAGTCCTAGGCAATGACCTTAACGGCGACGACGAAGACGATTGATTTATGACATGGTACAGAGCAGTAACACAAGATCTCAGCCAACTACCTAACTTTATAGACTATTACGAAAAGGAACTGGACTCTGCCCGTTACGAGTGTAGTACACGGGGCAATTTGGAAAAGAATCTTGCTGCTCTTCCCGGGCTAACTGAACACAGATTTGGCCAGCTTCAAGAGATTGAAGCTGTGCTAAACTACTTGAATATTCAGTTACGCAAGATTCGACGTACACATTTCCAAAAATATCTTGAAGCTTATAATCGAGCACTGACCAGTCGTGATGCTGAAAAGTACGCAGATGGTGAACAAGAAGTAATTGATTTTGAATGTTTGATCAATGAAGTGGCCTTAGTACGTAATCGTTACTTGGGAATTATTAAAGCCTTTGAATCAAAAAATTTCATGATGGGGCACATTGCCAAGTTGCGAACGGCAGGTATGGAAGATGTTACTTTGTAACAGTTATAATAAATACTTTATGTTCAGAAATTTACTTACCCGTTTAGATTATTTGTTAGAAGACGCATCAGGGATTGACACTGTTGAACTTGAGAAGATGAAATCTTTCATCTCAAGTAAAATTAAAGATCTACCCGAGGATGATGCAACAATTCGAGCCTTACGAGAAATTGAAGATCTACTAAAGCATGTTAATGCTGGTGGAAAAATGGGAATCATAAATGGCGAACTGCAAAGGATAAATGACCCAACAGTTACAGCCGCCCAAAAAGAACTAGCTCGTTATCTGTTAAGCATGGACATGACTCCAGCACAGAGAGATGAATTGTTTAAATTATGGCGCGATGATGAATTAGTAAATCGTTCCGCACTCTTAAAAAAGAAAACCAAACACACATTTGATAAAATAATCAATGGGTACAGTTCAAACCCAGCTATTGCAGAATTAGTTAATGATGTTATGCGTATTGCTGCATTAGGGCAAGGCAAAGGTGAATTTGGTCTTAGTGTTCTAAGTAAAAACATCAATAAACAAGTAGGCAAAGGTGACCTAGACATTGACGGGCGAGCAATTGAGGTTAAAACTACCGACGGCGGCGCTGGCAGATTTACTGACCAAGAAGTGCGCCCTGGGGAAGGATTTGAAGCTGCTGCTAATGAATTAAATAAATTTCTTAAAACCTTAGGATTTAAGGTAGTGGATAGTGGTGTTAGTTTAAAACAAGCAGTTGTAGTTTGCCAATCTCTAAAAAACGATAAAGATAAAAAACCTTATAATACTTTTATAGCACAGGTAAAGAAAGTTATCAATTTGATTTTTGACAGCCAAGTTGATACTACTCCTATTGTGCAAGCAATTGACTCAGGCAATGAGGGTGCAGCATTACAAGAATATGCTAAAGCCAGTTTTAATTTTTACATGGGTAAAAAAGAAGACGATGGCGTTCTTTATATCAATCTAGTTACTGAACCTATTACCACTGTTTATTTTGAAACCGCTGACGAATTAACAGACGCTAAATTACGCTTACATGCAGGATCGGTATATTTAACTAGTGTTAAAGACGTTAGATTACCTTATCCTCAAATGGAAATTATTGATACTACATTTGGGGCAAATGCTGCTGCTCGAGCTGAGAAAGCCGCAGCAAAACAACAGAAAGCGGCTGCTAAAGCCGCTGCTAAACCCAATGTCATAACCGGTAAAAAAGTTGACATTCGCCCCATTGGCGCCCCGGCAAAACCAAAAAAAGCTGACCTTGGTAGAGAACGTCGTTGACAAAGTAATTTAATCATGTTAAAGTTGCTTATCCAAAAGGACTAAACAACATGATTAAAGTACTAGACGAAATTACAATCCGCCGTGTAGGTAACGGCTACTACATCACAGTTCACAGCGAGGACCATCCGGTAGAGATGGTGTTTGATACCCCACGCAAGGCTGTGAGCTTTGTCAAAAAACTGCTGGACAACAGCAACGAGCGCCCAGAATAGTGCCCGGGTTGACGCCCAATTAAATAGGCGCTATAATACTTGAACTGAAGCACTACTTGGAGAACGCAGCATGTTTAAAACAGTAAATCAGCAAGAGATGGAAGCAGCACTCAAGCAACTGATTCGGGACGAGGGCACTGATTATGCTGCAGGGTACTTGTCCAGCTTTGTTGTTAGTATGCTGGCAGACTTGCCCAAGCGCAAGCAGAAGGCCGAGCTTGACATGGTGTTGCGGCACAACGCCGACTTCAAAGTTACTGTTAAGAGCTTGATGAACGGCAAGGATGTTGAGATTCGCAGGGGTGATCGCGGCACTTGCGTTGACCCCAGCACTGAACGATTTTGGACGATGTGAGCGGAGACTATCATGATCGGCTACTGGATTTGTATTGACGGGCTTTGGGTTTTTGTGAATGGGGATGACAAGTGAAAACTAACTGGATATAAACAACGATGCGCTTCAATAAAATTATTACTACTACATTAATTATTTTGTCCCTAGCCAGTGCTGGCTGTAGCACTGTCACTGTGCCCACTGTAAATCAAGCCGCTGTACTTGACACCGTTACCACTGCTGCTGTACTTGATCGAGGAGTAGGATATGAAACCAATCCTGTTGGTTTTGTGGGTGCTACGCTATTCAAAGTGTTCATTCTTAACTATGTTGTCGACAGGTTGGAACCACGGAGTCAGGAATATTTCAGAAGAGCAGCAGCCACTTTATGGACTGCTGCTAGTGTTAATAATCTAGCAGTCCTAACGGGTGTTGGTTATCCGGCTGCTCTGCCCTTTGTCCTAGGTGCAGGTTATGTTGTGTATGTAAATACACCAGTTCCTAGCGAGACTCTATCTAAGAATTGACAAAACATGAACAACCTTATTCGACAATTTGCTATTGATTGTGCCGGTCAAAAGGTGTGGGACTTTCCAAAAGATCCTGAATCTTACACCTTTACTCCTGATGAAATGACAAGATTCGCCAATTTTATTGTATATGATATCCTAAATAGATTCAAAGAACATTTTGAAGTTGAACGATGAACGACATTACGGGAAGAACAGATTTTATAGAAACTTGGCTAACTGAGATGCCACAAGGGCTAGGTTCATTTCCTACTTTTGATCAGGTAGAATATACAATCAAAGATCGCATTAAATTTGGTAGTCCTGTTATTGATGTATCTAAAAATATAAAAAAAATTGTTGGTCAACAGGTTATGTACTATTGGGTAGAATCTTCATTTGGAGAAATTATTCTAGGAATAGAACTACAAATCAAACCTCAGGGTTTGGTAGTATCAGTTACTGGTAAAAATCCAAAATATAGTGGAAAACCGCCCTATGCTTCTGATCTATATAATCTTATTCTCAAGGATAGTGGAAAAAGCATCAGACTTATCAGCGATGATTCATTGAGCGACGAAGGATATAGTATTTGGAAAAGGCTATTTCAACAGGGGCACCATATTTCAGTATATGATCGCACATCGCCAGGCAAAAGTTTTACCACACTGAATTCCATACAGGATATGGATAGATACTTTGGTAATGATGATACCAATTTTAGACAATATCAATATGTTTTATCTGAAGCCGGAGAAGTATTGGCTGAAACAAGAAGTTACTTCAACACACGACGAATGCGTGAACTAGTACCGGGGTTACTATGAACGAACAAATTAAACAACTTTTAGAACAGGCAGGACTAACTCTTTCTGTGGACCAACAAGTAGCATTCCAACGTGCGGCCGAAATGATTGCCTCTGCCGAGCGTGAGGCGTGTGCGAAGGTAGCCGACCGACAAAACGGTGACGATGAAGAAGATCCGGAGTCCTGCGTCTGGAGCAAGGCTGCCCGTCACATCGCCGCCGCTATCCGCGCAAGGGGAAGTAAATGAACGACAGAATTAAACAACTTGCTGATGAGGCTACTTCGTATGCAGACACACTGGATGTAGCCGACCAAAAAATCTACCAAGAGATTAGGGACAGGGAATTCGCCGAGTTGATTGTGAAAGAATGTGCTAATCAATGTGATTTATTGTTGGATCATAAAATAAGTTCAGAGTGGTCACGAGGAACACATGATTGTTCAAGAGCAATTAAGAAACATTTCGGAGTTGAATCGTGAAAGAAAAATATATGGGCTTACAACAAAAAGTGGTTAATGCAGTATTGGAAATGCAGAAAGGTTCACCAATAAAAGACTTTCTAACAGATGAAGAAATTGAAGAAGCGTTATCAATGTTTGCTGATGTGTTAATTTCTTTAGGTACTCAAATCGAAGGTGAAGAATGAGCTTGACCGTATCCTTAATGGTTCCGCAACCTGTCTCAGTCTATGACAACAACATCACCCATAACTTGAGCAAGATGGCTAGTGAAGTAAAATTGTCAAATGGTTTAACACTGTATGATGTACTGTGGCGTCCTGATGAACACCAACTAGTATCGGCTAAAGATATCGCAGAATTGCTAGACGAAGGCTGGAACATACTGCTTAGTCAGCCTGATCGATTTCGACAACTTAATCCAGAGAATAGTTGGGGCAATTACGACGTTCTTTGCAAATTTGTTTATGAATACCGTAATGCCTGTTGGAACGAACCCGATGCTACTATAGAGGTATGTCGATGAACAACCTAATTAGACAATTTGAGAGAGAAAGCCATATTGATGTGTATGGACTAGGGCTAGATAGAGTCAAGTGGGAAGCCGCTTTAGAAAAGTTCGCCGAGTTGATTGTGAAAGAGTGCGCCCGCATTGGTGAATTGAAAGAACAAGGTTATGAAGATTATGATCCTAATCTATCTGTTGGTTGGTATATGAAACAACATTTCGAGGTTAAATCTTGAGTAAGTATACAATCCAACTCTCTGCTGAAGAGTTAATCGAATATATTGCGACTGATTATGTTGAATTGTCTCATGACAAAGTAAGATTACAACGTGATGATTATCAAAAAATTTGCCGAGAATGGCTAGCACACCGGCATCAAACTCAAAATCAAGGTGTGAATGATGCATGACCGTTTTTATGACATTGCTTTAGAAGTACTCAAAGACTACCCGGTGATTGATACTTGGACTTTTACCAGAACAGAATTGGGGCAATTTGCTGAAGCAATTGTGCGTGAGTGTGCTGAGGTTTGCGATGATTATGCAATGCCTGATGGAACTAGCATTACAGCGCAAATACTTTCTATAGCTATTAAACGACGATTTGGAGTTGAACAATGAATAAAAATATTAAAGATTTGGCTTTTGAAGCAGGGTTTGTTTCGGCAGGATTTTCCAAAGGCGAACCAGTGCTGGCAAATGAAAAAGTAATATTGCAGTTTGCCAAACTAATCATTGATGAATGCTGCTTTGTAACTGATCTTGGTGATTTGAATAAAGCAACCCAGCTGATTAAAACGCATTTTGGCATAAAATAATGTTTAGAATTATACTGAGTTGTGGAGACGAAGTCTACGACTTCAAACATGCCCGTATTGTTATGACCAAAGGCCAAGATCGGTATGGTGCTCGAGCTGTTGTTTACCGAACCGTGTGCGGGACTTGTGAAGAGGAGTACCGTAGGAGCGGTGATATTTTTGACTTTGAAGAAGTGGCTCAAGTCTGGGTGCGTAAAAACAACGGTTGACGTCCAATTAAATGGGCGCTATAATACTTGAACTGAAACGCTGTTTAGGAGATCGACAATGATGTACGCTACTACTGACATCGCTGGAATCCACGCACTAGCTACTACTTGCGCCGCAGAAAAGGCACGCGAACTCAACGCCGAGTTTGGTCAAGCAGGGCCCTGTGGTTTTGCTTGGGTCAACATTACAGGAATCAAGTTGAACACCAAGGTGGGCAAAGAGTTCGCTCGACTGGGCTTCCGTAAAGCATACGGCTACAAGAACACCGTCCAACTGTGGAACCCCAGTGGGCACCCTACGCAGAACATGGACGTGAAGGAAGAGGCTGCTGAGATCTACGCTGACGTGTTTCGTGCGGCAGGCTACGATGCATTTGTTGGATCGCGCATGGACTGAAGGTTGACGCCCAATTAAATGGGCGCTATACTAACAACATGGCAACACAGGAGCAGAAAATGGGTTATAAAGTAGTGGCAGACCGCGCTGAAATGGACCAGATGCGTACCAAGTACGGTCCACGCGAGGGATTGGAAGGTCCTTTTAACTTTTTTGGCCGAGTGTTGTATTACGACAACAAAGAGGGGCTGTACTATGATCCACGTAGCGATTGGTACGTGGAAGACAGCGAGATGGACGTTATCCATCGCCAAATGTTGAACACAATCTGCGGTTGACGCCCCGTTAAATGGGCACTATAATATTGAAACTGAAGCACAAGGAGCACAACTTGATCCCAAAGTATACACTAGATTCGCTTACCCGCTATGTTGAACATGGCGTCCCGCCCGGTAGTTTTCTCTGTGCGGTGCTGGAAAACAACTTGTTTTCGGCTGTTAATCGTGCAGATCGAGACAACCTTGCGGCACTGCCCGAGATTGTTAAATACATTTACAACGAAGTCCCTAGCGGTGCCTGGGGCAATTCAAAATCTGTTTCTGACTACATTGAATCTTTTCGTACAAAGGAGTTTTCACTATGAGTCGCATGGGTGATTTATTTATTGAGATTGAGAACGAACTCATCAACGGTGCTACTGTAGACGAGTGCGTTCGCATGTTCGAAGTCAATGCCGAAGATGTACTAGCAGTGCTGGACAGCATCA